ATTGGGGAGGCTATGGGATTAGCGAACAAGACCGAGAGATTGTACGTGTTTTTAGGCTTCAATTCAGAGATATTGTCAAGGGAATGGGAGAGCTAGGCTTTCCACCAAACCTCGCATATTCCTTCACAGAACGCATGATTGATGTCTTCTCTGATTACATTGTCAGTGTAGATGAGAGGTTTATTGAAATCTCTTGCTCATATAGAACAATTCTTCAGCTTGTTGGAACAGATATTTGTCGTCATTTCAATGATACGATTTGGATTGACAAAGCTAAGAAAGCAATTGATAATGCACATGCTTTGGGAAAGGATGTAGTGATTACAGACCTACGATTTGATAATGAAGCTCATATGCTCAGTGAAGAATATAATGCTTTCATTGTTGAAGTTAAAAGGGAATTGTGCTATAATCCCTCCCAGTTACAGAAGCATGATTCTGAGAAAGGATTGTCCACTGAATATGTAGATTATATTATTTACAACACAGGGGCACTTGAGGAATATGAGAGTAAAGTGTTGAATTTGATTGGAGGGGAATATGGCTAAGAATTACAAAGACCTTCACATGGAAGTAGCCCTTGATCTGGATAATCTGGCAGATGAGATCGCACGTAAACTAGATCATGGGCAATTGGTAACTTTCATAGGTAGTCTAGTGGAAAGTTATGGAGAGTTGGATTTAGACGAGGCTGTATTCCTCTCTCAATTACGCAATATGATTTCCTTAGTAGAAGGTTGTCCAGAAGAGTATGCTGGGACAAAGTGGGAAATGCTCCCTGCAATGAAAGGTTTGTTAGATAAATAAGGAGGGAATAATGCAGATTAATTTTAAAGATATGGTGGCTGCTTTGGTGAAGCCGGGTGAAGATATTGTACAAAGTCTCACTGCTGAGAAAGCTAATGTGTGGCACCTTGCTACAGGAGTATCAGGGGAGGCGGGAGAACTTCTTGATGCAATTAAGAAGCATGTAATCTACAATAAACCTCTAGATCGTGAGAATGTGATTGAAGAGCTTGGAGATATGATGTTCTATATGGAAGGCTTGATGCAGGCTCTAGGTATTAGTGGTGAAGAGTGTATTGAGGCTAATATTAAAAAGCTTGGTGTACGCTACGCCCAGGGTTATTCAGATAAGGCAGCCCAACAACGTGCAGATAAGGAGGAAGAATGAGTTATAAAATTACTGTCGTATCAGCAGCGTGGTGCCCCAATTGTGGGGTGTTGAAGAACAATCTTACACAAGCAAATATCATCTATCGTGTTGTAGACGCTGACACAGAAGAAGGCATGAATTATTGTACAGAGCATGGTGTCCGTGGTCTTCCAACAACAATCATTACAGATGGAGCTGGTGAAGTTGTTCGTAAAGTGGTAGGATTGCAACCAGTTAAGGTGTTCCAAGAATATGCAAATTGATCCTAACTCAGTGAGAATCACATTGAATGGTGTAGAGATAAAGGGTTGGGGTTGGCAGTATAAAGCAGATAAAGTGTTTGAATACACTAAAGCTCCATACGAACTTGTTGTTAAAGAGAATCTAAAACAGGCTGTTATGAACATGGGAGTTATCCTTGATTGTAAGGATATTCAATTAATTCCTTCTGCTAAATACAAAGGCTGTTTCAGAATGAGGCCAGCTCTTACAGAAGAGCAAATGAATATGGCGAAGAACTATTTAGATACATATATGGAGGTGTAAGTGAGTGTATCAGCTAAAGTAATTTGTGATAGTAAGTACCGTAATACACGATTGATTACGCTGGAAGTGGAGATGCACCGTTTCATCCTTGCTGAGAATAACACTCACAAGGCACAGAGTCGTAATGTTCAAAGTAGTCGTGCAATCCCTGTACTACGGCAACTAGAACAGATTGCAAACAACCCTGCAATGCCTGTAGAGTATCGTAAGAACCAATCGGGGATGGTTGCTGGGGAGTATCTTACAGCAGAGGAAGTGGAGGATTGTAAGAAGGTTATTCTGTGGATGCGAGATTGCTGCCTTATTGGTGTTAAACAACTTCACCAAATTGGCTTAGCAAAGCAATGGGCAAACCGTTATGTTGAACCTTGGATGTACACTAAGGGTGTGGTAACAGCAACAGAGCGTGATTGGAAAGCCATGTTTAAGCTTCGACGACACTACGCAGCTCAACCTGAGATTAAAGCCTTGTTTGATGCTATCTATGATGCAGTCAAGGCTAGCACACCTAACACCCTACTTACGGGACAGTGGCATCTACCTTACTGCGAAGACTTAACTTTAGGTATTCAAGACGCAATCAAGGTGAGTGCAAGCTGTGTAGCACAAGTATCTTATCGTAAACTAGATGACTCTCTTGACAAAGCTGTTGATGTCTATAATATGCTCAACCTCCCTGAGAACGGTGTATATCCAGAAGACCCTCCACATTTCAGTCCAACAGAGCACATTGCAAAGGCAGGAGAAGCTTCCCTAACCCTGAGTGGTAACTTCCAGTGCAATGATTTTACACAGTATCGTAAAGTGCTGGAGATGGGTTTAGAGAAAGAAGTTATTAACAACTATAAGGAGAACGTATGAGTACACAATGGTTTAAGAGCTACCAATATCTGTCAGAAGCAGACCTACAGAAACTATCTTTCTGGACAGAAGACTTCCCTGAAACAAATCCAGAAGCATTTAAAGATATTCTGTTCCAACACGGAGCTGAGGTTTCACAAGAGATTGAATGTGTAACAGATACACATCGTATGCGTACAAGTAATCAGACACATACAGGTAAGCGCTGGGTGTTTGTTGAACGTCAAGATCGTGAGTATTTGAATAGTGGGATTGCATCTATGGAAGCTTGGATTGCTTCTGCTGACATCTCTACACGAGAAGATATGATGAATATGAGTCGTCGTTACCAACTACCAAGTAAGAAAGAAAAGGAGAATGAATGAAAGGTTCGCACAATGACATGGTGAAAGAGTATCTTGGAGTAGTTATTGATTACAGCAGAGATTCTTTAATTCCAGAGCAAGGTTTGGTGATGCTGACCGCAAAAGGGTTCTATAAGACTGAGAACGAATCCAGTCCACAGGAGACATTTGCAAGAGCTGCTACTTGTTATAGCTTTGGTGACTATGAGTTTGCTCAGCGTATTTATGACTACATATCGAAACAACACTTTGTATGCGCAAGCCCTGTACAGACAAATGCTGTTGAGATTAACTGGCCTACGTTCTCAGAGGATCAATTTGAAGAGGCTGGAGATTGGTTAGAGGAGAACGTGGAACCAAACGGTATGCCCATTAGTTGCTTCTTGTCCATGATTGATGATAGTCGTCCTGGCCTAACCACTGCATCAGCAGAGGCAAAGGAGCTTTCTATGATGGGTGGTGGTGTTGGTGTGTATGCTGGTAATCGTAGTCCTGACGAGAAGTCTACTGGGGTTATGGCTCACGCTGGGGATTATGACAATATGACTGTGGCTTATCGTCAAACAGCCTCTCGACGTGGATCAATGGCAATGTATATGGATATCACACACCCCGAACAAGCAATGTTTATGGATATGCGTAACCCAACTAAGGGGGATGAGAACAAGAAGTGCTTTAACTTGAATCATGGCTTTAACATCCCTGATGAGTTTATGCACGCTGTTATTGCTGGAACAGATTTAGAGTTGGTTGACCCTAAGCATGGCCCTACAGGGCGTAAAGTAAATGCTCGTGCTGTATGGGAACACCTGATGGAAACTCGTTTTGAAACTGGCGAGCCATACATGCTCTTCATTGACACTGTAAATCGTAATCTACCAAAGCAGATCACTAAGCCAACATACCGGGTACGTCAGAGTAACCTCTGTAGTGAAATTACTTTGATGACGAGTTTTAGTCGTACTGCTGTTTGTTGCTTGAGTAGTTTGAACTTAGATAAGTATGATGAATGGAAGGACACTGCTATTGTAGAAGACTTGACAAGATTCTTGGATAATGTCCTTGAATACTTTATTCGTCTAGCACCAACAACAATTAGCCGTGCAATTAACTCTGCTACTAAAGAACGGGCTTTGGGGATGGGCACACTTGGTTGGCATAGCTATCTGCAAAAGAACATGATTCCTTTTGAGTCTGGTGGGTTTAATAGTGCTGTACAACATACACATATGTTGCATTCGGAGATTGAACGTAAGGCAAAGGCTGAAAGTCTACGGCTTGGTTCCCTGAGAGGAGAAGCACCAGATTGTAGAGGGAGTGGTTTCCGTAATAGTCATTTGATTGCTATTGCCCCTAATGCCTCTTCTGCAAGCTTGGTTGGTGCTAGTCCTAGTCGTGAGCCATGGGCAAGTAATGCTTTTGTTAGTCAGGGCAGGGCTGGTAGTTTTCTGATTAAGAATAAGTATTTGAAACCAGTGTTAGCTAAGTATGGTCTGGATAATGATGATGTTTGGGCAAGAATTGTAAAAGAAGAAGGGAGTGTGCAGTGGATTGATGCCCTCAGTGCTTTAGAGAAAGCTGTGTTTGCTACAGCTCGTGAGATTGATCCTATGTGGATTATTGAACTTGCTTCGGCTGCTCAAGAGCATGTTTGTCAGTCTATCTCTACTAACCTGTTCTTCCCAGCAGTAACCACTGCACAACAAATGTCTGATGTACACATCTATGCTTGGCAGAAAAGGTTGAAGAGTTTGTATTATTGTCGTGCTCAAGAGCCTACAAAGGCAGACATTGGTACTGGTGGAGATATGCCTTTAAATGCAGTGAAAGTTAAGAAACGAATTGAATACGATGCCACTGGATGTATTGCTTGTGAAGGCTAAGGAGAATAAATGAGTGTATTTAAAGAGAGTAAAGCGTACAGACCATTCCAATACCCTTGGGCAGTAGAGGCAGCAAAGACTCACTCCATTGGTATGTTCTGGGATGTACACCAAGTTGAGCTACAAGATGATCTTCGGCAGTACAATACTGCTGGAGGTCTTGCAACACCAAATGTGAGTCATGAAGTTAATAAGCGTAAGATTGATCTTATTCTCCCCCTTTTCACAGAGATGGATAAAACTGTAGCTGGTGGTTATAAGAAAGTAATGCCTTATTTCAAAAACAATGAAATTAGTAACATGCAGTTGACCTTTGCTTGCCGTGAAGTTACTCACCAACGAGCCTATGCATTGGCTGGGGAAACATACGGACTGATGGATGCTGACTGGTCTTCATTTCACGGGTATGCTGAGATGAGGGGGAAGCTTGATTTGATGTCGGATGATCTTACAAAACCTCACTACAGAGATGAGTTAAATGCTACAATCTCTTTGTGTCAAATTCTACTTGGGGAAGGTATCGGCTTGTTCGCAGCATTTGCTAACCTACTAAACTTTAAGCGGTTTGGGTTGCAAATTGGCTTTAATGATATCAACCAGTGGTCTTTGGCGGATGAGCAAGAGCACGTAACAAACAACATCCGTACAGTGAAAGAGGCAAGGAAAGAGCTTACAGAGGTCGAGCGGGAGATTCTTAAAGAGGCTGTGTTTAAACTTGTTCAAGCCTATGTAGACGCAGAGAAGGTTTTCATTGTACTTCTGGACAAGGAAGGGCCGGCTGAAGATATGACCAGTGAGCAGTTAGAAGACTACATGAGCTTCCTAGGTGAACTTCGTCTATTCCAGCTTGGCTATCTCACTGCTGAAGAAGTGAGGAAGAACCCCCTACCTTGGATGGAGTGGCTATTGTCCGGGGAGAAGCATGATAACTTCTTTGAGAAGCGGGTTACTTCTTACAACCACCTTGGTCTTGTTGGTGGAGTGGATTACGGGAAATACAAACCACTGCTTGACAAGGTATTGTTAACTGGCTAGAATGCATACCAAGGGGAGGGAAATCCTCCCCATTTTAAGGAGGGAGATATGACACTTGTATTTATATTTCTTGGAGTGATCTTGTTTGTAATGCTGATGGGATTGGGATGTAAATCAGTGCTTGACAAGCTTCAGGAAGTAGAAGAGAATGAACGTAAGCGAAGGGACTCACGTATTGAGCCTTCGCTAGACGAGTCTAAAATGAATCAGGAGGGATGATGATTAATTTAATGATTGGCTTAGGAGCCTTAGTTTTGATTATCCTTGTAAGTATAGGTGTGTATCATCTAGCCAAGTGGTTGACAAACAAGGCTCCGACTAAGAAGAGTAAAGAAGAAGGCTTCAGCCTAATTGAGCTGATTATTATCATCGCGATTATGGGCATCCTAGCTTCGATACTTGTTCCAGCTTATAATGAATGGGAAGCTAAGCAGCCGGTGACGGATGAAGCCACTCAACAAGAATTGCAGCGACAAGATGTTCGTAATAACGGAAAGATTCTTTAAAACAACAGAGGAGAAACATATGCAAACTAAAGGTGTTGTAGGTTTGGTTGTACTAGCTATTGTAGCTGTGCTGGGTCTAAGTGCCGTACTTGGTAGCTTCTATACGGTGGATGATGGTGAGCGAGGTGTAGTTCTCCGTAATGGTAAGTATATTGGTACTGCTGAACCCGGCTTGAACTGGAAGGCACCATTTATTGATGATGTGCAAACTGTAAGTATTCGTACCTTTACAGTACCATATGCGGGCCTACAAGCTTACAGTAAGGATCAGCAGACTGCTACTATCCGCACTTCCGTAACTTTCAGTATCCCTGCGGGGAGTGTTGGCGAGCTATACTCTAAGTATGGTAGTGTTGACAACCTAGTAGCACGAGAGCTTAACCGTTCTATCCCAGAACAAGTTGAGATTATCTTTGGTAAGTACAACGCTATCACTGCCGTACAGAAACGTGACGTACTGAGTGCTGACGTAGCCAAAGCTATCAAGGGTGCAGTGAAAGGCCCACTGCTGATTGAGGGTGTTAAAGTTGAGAACATTGACTTCTCTGGTGCATATGAAACCTCCATTGAAGACCGTATGAAAGCCGAAGTGAAAGTTGAAACTGAGAAACAGAACCTTGCTAAAGAGCTTGTACTGGCAGAGATTACTGTAGCTAAGGCTCAAGCTCTTGCAGATTCTACTCTTGCACAAGCTAAGGCAGATGCTGAGTCAATCACTCTCCGTGGTGACGCTGAGGCTAATGCGATTAAGGCTAAAGCAGCAGCTCTTCGTGACAATCAGAACCTTGTTGAGCTGACTAAAGCTGAACGCTGGGATGGTAAGCTACCAACCACTATGCTCCCGAATGGGGCTGTCCCATTCCTACAGAAATAAAGCTTTACAAAGACAATATGATGCTGTAATCTAAGCTCCATGCCTTACGGTTGTGGAGCTTTTTCTATGGAGGATATTAAATGAACACAGTGTTTATACAGAAGGATGAAGGGTTCGAGATATCTTTTATCTGGTCAGAGGATATTGACACGTTAAAGAATCTATTAACTGCATACCACGAAGATGTTCTTTCTTTTGGGGAACAAGCTCTTGGTTACTACACTAGAGACTTTGAATCAATATACTCAACTTGCAATGTTGTCTTTGATGAGGTAATTTTAATTGGAAACGATATAGAACAGGGAGATGTATTCGTTGGGTATTGTAGGGAGGTGTTAGATGCAAAGTGATGTCAAGGTGGTGTATGTGCAAGTAGACCCCAGTCTTGAAAATTATCCAGAGGAGAGACATTTTATATACTCTGAAGATAGAGACATGCTTACTAATATCGTGCAAACCTTCAGTAAAGACTGCTTACTATTTGAAGACTTCCCTGGGCTCAGTACATATAAGACTTGCGAACGGGAAGATATGGTAAACCTGTGTAAGTTAACTTTTGACAAGGTTGTATTCTTAGACAACGAGTTTACCCAGTGTAGGCATTTCGTTCACTCAGTATTTGATTACGAAGATGAAAACTAAACTCATAGAAGGAGGGTGGATGGACTTCCTACAGCAAGTGAGAGCTTCTTCTGAAAAAGAGTTGACAGAGAGTGAAGTGAAGGCTATGATGAAGCTCTACATTACTGGAACTTCTGTTGAAGAAGCCTTGAAGACATTTAAGGAGGGTAAGTAGGTGGATAATATGAATAGTAAACCCCCAGAGATTTACTTTGCAGAGATGTGCACGGGAGGAATTAGTACGAGGGTTGCGCAAGGTTATATTCCCAGAGGTTATGAAATGTTCTGTAATTTCATGCTTACCAAATTAAACCATAAAGATGATGACGGTAATACATTCCGTTTAAAACGCCCTGAAGATGGTACAGTCATCCCAGAAAATACTTTTGTGCTGTGGCAAAACGGACGTGGAAGCCATTATACATTTGAAGAGTTCTTTGAAGATATGCAGATGCTTGGGTATGAGGTGGTCTTATTACCAAAAGGAACTAATACCTCTTTGCACGGAGTGGTAGCTTATGTAGAGGAGAATTACAATGAATAGAGCTTATATTGATTTGCTAGATACTGAAGCAAGTGCAGTTCTTTTGTATATACCAGACAGCTACACTCCTATGGCCAACTTTTTAGAAAGTAAATTCCATGACGGATGTTGTAAGGGAACTCAGGTGTGGGCAGGGGGTTCCATTAAGCTTGGAGGCGATATTGTAATTTGGTTTAGAGAGGGGCTGTACATGTACGACAATCTAATCGAAGATTTACAAATGCTAGATTACAATATTGTACAACTGGACGAATCATTTGATAGGTTTGAAGAGATGTTAGAATATATTAAGGAGAGCAACCTATGACAGATACAAAGATTATTTACATTCAAGATGATCGTAGGAGTTCTACAACAATCCAATTCTGTTATTCTGAAGATATGCAACCAATTGATAATTGGATAGGGACTGTATATGGAGAAGATAAAGAGGATGTGTTCCATGATCATTGGCAACAGCTAACCCCTATTACATGCACAGGGATTAGAAACTTAGAGACAGCAAAGCTAAGTGCTGATGACTTCATAACTATGTGCAACACTCTAGACTATGTTGTAAAAAGAGTTAAGAATGAAGTTGTAAAAGGTGAGTCTTTCAAAGTATCTTGCTTTACAGCCTATCCAGAAGACTTCAAGTAACCCCTTCACTTTTCTGTAGTTAACAAAAAGCCCGCCATAAAGGCGGGCATAATTATTCTTATTATTGTTTATTCTTATTATTGTCTTTTACATCTCCCTTCAAAGCTGCATCCTTCACATTCAGCTCATCTAAGACCAGGGAATATCTCCTTTGATTCAAGTAGGCATCACTCTCAACCTTCTTGTGAAGTTTGTCCAGAGAGTCTAAGTATTCCCTTCTCTCCCTGTCCATCCTCTCCTCCAGTTCCTTCCTTAGAATCATCAACTCATAGTCTGCCTTGTGTGTCCTAGTGGCCAACCCCACAGAAACGGATACACTTCCAACCAATCCAACAGACAGAAGTATCATCACCGCCATCATGATAAAATCAGATTTTCTCTGCATGAGTGGCCCCTTGACAACTACTTGTTATTGTATCTCTGTTGTAACTCCAATTGTTTAAGAATGATATCCATCTTATTGTTGAGGTCGCCAATGCGAGTATCAACGAAGGAGATGATTTCTTGTTTAGTTGTTTGAAGCTTCTGCTCTGTAACTGCTGTGGCTTGGAGTTGATAAATACGCTCTTCAAGTTTCTGCACTTGTGATTGCTGCCATGTAAGGCCCAATACAAGAAAAGGAATTAGAAACTTACTGATTGTATCTACTACAATCTTCCATCCACCATCATCGTTATTTTGCTGATTCCTTGTCGTCATACAATTTATTAGCCTCTTCTATAAACTTTCTAGCTGCTTTGAGGCGATTATTACACTCTGCAACTTTCTTAGCTGACTTAATGTAGGCGTCAGAGACGCTGTAGAAAGCAGATTCATAAGAGTCTCCTAGTTCCCCTACATCACTAAATCCACAATCACTCAGGAGGTGCTGTGGAGGGGCAAGCACTACGGTTTCCTGCAAGACAAGCTGCTTCTGAGAGCAACCACTTATGCTCAGAAAGATCAAGCTTGACAACAACATCTTCTTTAACATCTGTAATTGCTCTCTGTGTTAGGAGAGGCTTACAAGACTTCCCCTTTAATCCACTGAATTTAGCCTCTAAATCATCGAACTTCTCTTTGGTAGTATCTTGGTCAAGGAAAAGCTCAGCGATGATTTCTTCGTGTTTTTTACTTAGACTTTGAGCCTTTTGAAGCTCTTCTGAAGACTTCTCTAAGGACTCCCTGAGTGCCTTTACATTGAGTTCACTGACCTCTAGTGATTTGCTCTTAGAATCAAGCATCAGGTAAAGACCGCTGCAAGCTAGTGAGAGAGTTAGGATGACCCCTATTAGAATCTTAGTCAGCATCCTCTGCCTCCTTATCACATTCCATAACGTCATCAAGACCTTGATCCAGAAAACGCCCAAGCAGGCCCAGAATGCCAAGAAAGAGAGCACAACCAACCAGAATAGGGAACGCAAGCTCACTAGATAACACCCCCAATACTGAAAGACCAGAGACAGATAAAGCAATCAGGAAGTTAGCTGCCATTGAAAGGAAGCTGTAAGACTTAATAATCTTCTTTTTATTTGGTAGAAGTTTCATTAGACTCTTGCACCCCTTCTAGGCAAAGTTTATTCTCAGATTGACGCCTGAGAGTAAGACCTTTTAGTTTCTTACCCCCGGCTTTGTCCCAGCGTAATAGTTGATTACAAGCTCCGACTCTATCTCCGTTATTCAACTTCTTGAGTAGTGTTGACTTAGAGAAAGCTCCAACACCTACGTTGTAAGTGAAAGAGAGATAAGCAGCTTCTTCTTTCTCGCTAATAGGAGTTTTGATATACATCACCATCTTCTTGTGGTGTTCTGTAAGTTCTTCAGCAAGAGAATCTAGGCACTCTTCGTCTGTCTTGTAGTCTCCCTTGTTCACTCCTTTAGTTTCTCCGTAGCAGATTGTCCAGATTCCTACAGGATCAAGGTAAGCTTTGTTGCTCACTCCTTCATAGTAGGATACTGTGCCAGCGCCTGCTAAGACTAAAGCAGCACTCAGGCCAATCCCTGATAGGTGTTTAGCTATCTTCTGATTGAACTTCATTAACTGATATCCTTGTAAGGATTTATTTCAAAAGTAAATCCTTTGAAATATTTATACTCTTGCTCAGAAGGATAGGCTTTAAAGTTATCTTGCAAGTCAAACTTGTTCCCAAGCTGAATTACAAGAGACTTTGAGACATTTAGATAAGTGTTAACTTTAAGCTTGTATTTGTACCAAGAGTCAACCTTTTCAAAACCTAGAGTATAAACTTTGTGTTCAGGGTAAAGCCAAACACCATAGAAAGTGTAATATTTACCACACTTCAGGAATTGCCAACCTGTAGACCTCAGATCATCACGAACATAATCTTGACCAGCAACCTTTTCTACAATATCGTTACGAACATCACAACCAAGAATAAAACGTTTGAAATAGTTGAAAGGATTACGAATAACCATCCACCAGAATTGCCCTAAGAAAGATGTATTCTTTAAACCAAAAGGAATGTCACGAGAAGCCCAACGAAAGTTGTCATCACCTAAAGTTCCGTCTACACTATTATCATACCACTTAGCCCACTTAGGAAGCTGGCGTAACCAATATTCCTCACCGTCAGAATTAAGAATATATGTTTCATCCTCCAAACTGTCATCAGGGAATAACAAAGCAATGGGTACAATAATTAAGCCAATTAAGACACCAAGAATTGTGAGTATTGCTTGTAGTGTCCAAATTAGGACAGCTTGAAAGATATTTAACATCCACATATTTCCTAATAAGAGATTGCCAATACGGCAGCGTAGGTTGTAGCCGCATCAACAGCAGCAAGCTTACTCGCAAGGTGAACCTGTTCTGCTTTGATATGTTCATTCATATCCTGCATTACTTGAAGTAGTTGTGCCGATGAATGGTATTTCCACTCAAAACGGGTGCCGTCACTAGTCCAGATTGGTTGATCTTCTTGCGTAAAATTTGCTACGTTTAAACGAGTTTGCAGGTTAACTTGGTCTACTAGACGACAGTCATAGTTATGAACAGCGCCTAATGCCTCAGATGAGAAAATGGTTCGTTGAATGTTATCTGAACACATTGTACGAAATTCATACCGTTTTTGTACCCTGCCATCCTCCACAGGAGGTGGAGGTGGTTGTACCCACTCAAGACGGCCATCTTCCCCAATGGCCAACATAAGACCAGTATTCCACAGAGGCCTCAAATCATCCCACTCTTGTTGTGTCATTTCAAAAGCATCTTCGGGAAGAGTGTAGTCAAAAATTGACGTATCGTACCAACCCAAAGTTTCAAACGAGTAGTAAAGTGCCATAATATTTCTCCTAATTAATACCCAATAGCAAACCAACGACTACCCGCAGGGATTGCCCCGGCGTTAGTTCTAAAGTTAACACCACTAGTAGTCAAACCATAAGCCGCAATAGAGTCCTGAGTAGGTGTGACGCTAGTGGCACCTAAATAATTAGTGGCTGCTACATATACACAAGCTGTTGGGAAAGGAATACTAAAACTTATCGCAGCTGGAGTGCCCGAAAAAGCTGGAGTTGTACCCCATTGTAAAATTAATCCGCCAGGTAACACTTGATAGCCTGCTGCACCAATAGACTGCTTTCCTGCACCGGTAAACTGTTGAAAAAGAAATGCTGTAGTTGCTAGTTGTGTGGTGCTGGTGTTTAGGGCGGCTGTTGGTGCAGTAGGTGTTCCCGTAAAGGTTGGACTATTAATAGCAGCAGCACCAAGATTTCCACGGGCGGTTGCTACGTTAGTTAAGTCACTAAGGTTGTTAGACCGCTGTGTATAACGTACATCGCCAGCGGTTTGTGTCAGGAACGCACCTACATCAGCAAACGCCACAGTCCAGTATGTATCAGAAACGTCTGTAGTCGGGTCTTGTACTGTGGTGGCTGGCCCAGAGGCTGCTACAGACTTATACACCTTACCGTCACTACCTTGAACATAAGATAGTCCACCAGCTTCATAGTTAGTTAGTCCGTCCCAAGCAGGCAGACCACGCTGGTTAATGTGGGCAAGGTATTCATCTTGTCTATTCTGAATCCAATTCTCAAATTGGTGAGGAGGAACTTCTACAGTCCACCCTTGTTGCTTTTTGAGGTCAGATGGTTCTACAATATCCCCACCTGAAGCCCAAACCTGTTGCATATTAGGCTTTGTTAAAAGAGCCATTTGTTACTCCTATTAAAAATTTACTGACTAAGAAATCAATGTGGCCCATTGTCCACCCACCGTAGGATCACTAACATCTCCATAACCTTTGGCAGTAGGAACACCAGCAAAAGCAAAGAAGTTGTCTCCGGGAAACTGTCCGTAATTAACTCTCACCCCTACAGGTTTAGGGATGAATGGGACATCATACCCTTCTGAGTTTGTGGTGTAAGTTAGAAGTGCTCTCTCAAAAGAGTTAAGTTCTTTACCAACTAGAATGGTAAACTCTGCGTCACCCTCTGTAATTACGGAGTTAAGAGTTGTTCCATATACAAAGCTAATAAAATCTAAGAAGTCATTAGGTGTAGCGTTAGTTCTATTCTTGAGAATCTTAGCTTTAATGAATAACCTATACTGCTCATCATTGAGAAGTGTATTACCAGCCAGAGGATCACCAAGTGAATACCAAGTACCTCCAACACTCACATCGTTTAAATCTCCATAGCTCTTACCATCTAACACACCATCGAATGCAAAATACTCTAAGAGGGCTGTGTCAATAAGAACTCTTGGTTGTCCTACAATATCCCCAAGAATGTCTAGTTGAACACCTTCTGCGGTGTCGATGCTTCTCTTTTGCATCAAATCTTTCAGAGCAAGTTGTACATCAATATTATTCTCAAGCATTAGCTGAACAAACTTATCAAACATAGGCTTATTCTTGAAGACTTCTGTGTAACGACTCCTAGCTTCTTCTAAGTATTCAACAACTTCAAATTCATTTATCTCACTCATAGTCCCCTCATACGAAAGTAATAGCTAAGTAGTCAGTCATTGCAAGCTCATCAAAATCAATAGTGAGGTTGGACATTCCTACAGGTGAAGGGGAGGTTGAGATATTTAAGCTGTTAACTTGATGCCCCGGAATGCTATTGATCGGGGTGTAAAGTCTACTGTATACAACATCATCACCAATCTTTAGATCACTGATATATTGAATCAGTGCATCCCTAATAGCATCCTCTCCATTAGGAGGGAACTGGGAGTTGGTGGTGAGAGACAGTTCAATATAGATTGTTACAGGAACAGGTCTTGAGAAATTAACATCATGAGGCAACCCTTGAGTGTCCAAGACAGTCACTGTAGTATTCCCTTGACTCAGAATCCCAATCGGTTTATTATCCCATATGGCCTGAGCAATAGCAGAGCCTAAACCTCCATCTACAATGGTTAAGAAACTATGACCTAGTACACCATTGCTGTCAGTGACGTTGGTATCATTCTCATAAATTCTGAGGTCTTGTACACCTTGAATTCCGAGGATTGCACTATAGAGAGCTTCGATTACGTTAGTAGACTTGTCGAACTTAGAGTTTCTAAACCTCTCTCTTAGTTCTGAATCTGTCTCAATAAAGCTACCAATAGCAGCTTCCATAGGGTTGCTTACAGAGTCCCATCCGAGTACAGGAGTGGAAATCGTATCAATAGTATCCACTGGCTGCTCTACAGGGCCAACTTCATCACCTGTAAACACCAAGGGTTTAATCACTTTTACGATGCCGAGGTTAGCAGAGCTGGAGTAGGTGAACAGTTGGAAAGGATCAATACTCTCAACGTACAGGATGTTATTAACTACTGAGGTTTTTAGAGCTGGGAAACTGCCTGCAATCAACACTTCAAACTGATTAAACAGAGAAAGAAGTGTTGTACCACTCATAGGAGTAGTGATACTAATATCAATATTAGTGATATCATTAGCTTCTCTGTACGAGAGGGTGTAGACTGTGTTGTTTGCCACTGAGATAGGATTAACGCCTACGCCTGTAGCACTCACAACAGATAGCTGAGTAAGTAGTAAGTTTGAATATGTCTTACCGCTAGTCGAGCTTGTAACCTTTGAGTTTGCAGGGATGATAATGTTTGTATTCCCTGTAACAAGGCAAGTAGCTCTTGTAGGGGAAGAAGGGATTCTTGTAATACCACCAAGAGCAACAATGTTATCCAGAGCAACACCAACTGCCGTATTTGGGTTAAAGGCATCATAAACTTGCTGTACAGCTTCCCAGAGGTCAGCCCCTGACGGCGCTACAACACCAATCTGCCTACCGATGGCAGAGTTGTCTTCTACGTTAACAACCTCCCCTTCAGGTACTGTGTCTGCCCAGATTTCTCTGGCTTTATCTCTGAGTTCTTCAACAACCTCTGGCAGTCTGGGAACTGTAAGTCCTTCTGGTGTAAGTCCTGCCATTTTAGGCTCCTGCGTTCACTTGAATATTATTTGTAATCTGCCCTAGAGTTGTTCTAACCCTGAAGTTTATCGTGTATGTTCTACCGTTGGAGACATCACTAAAGAACTCTGTAAGTTCTACAACATCAGGCTCTTCTAGAATCTTTTGTTGGAAGATTAGGTCAATGGTTTGTTTATTCCTAACCTTACCAAATATCTCCTGGTAATAAGGGACACCGTTATCTGTGTTGATAAACCATTCACCTAGGAAGGTAGATAGCTTTATCTTCAACTTCTGTGCTACACTGCTAGCTCGATCTGTGGTTACAGTGGCTCCGGTGTTGTCGTACAATAAATCTCCATAAGTAGGAGATAGAGGATCATCATCTAATCGCATATCTGTCATGTTTATCTCCTAGTTATTGAGGGACGGATGTGTTACTTAGGCCGGGTTGAACACCACCATGTACGTGAGCGTTCATATTTATACCATCTAAAGAGTAAACACCCAGTTGTCTAAGTGACCCGTTCAACGTAACATCCCCGTTGAATGTAAGGTTTCCACTCCACTCTGTTGCTGGACAGTTGATGGTTGTAGAAGCACTAACATTGACAACTGCTGTCTGTCACTCTACAGTGATAGCAGTGGGAGACTTAATGAGTACACTTCCATCAGGACGCATTCTTAGCTCAACCTCTGCGCCACCAAGATTGTGAGCAACCACTAAATCACTTGTGGAATGAGGAAGACTTCTTACGGTAGCATTATTAATAGACTCAGAGAATGGGAATAATCCGGGGATTGCTATTGCATCCCTCTTGTCAAACTTCCTGAAGTCTGTTGGGGTTACAAACCTTGAGTCAGAGCTTGAATTCTTGAATGTATCTAGTCCACGTTGACTGAATACACACAACACTGTATCACCAATACTAATTGGGAATGTCAGGGCTGATGTAGAGCTAGACGGGAAGATAACTGGGACACTGAGGATAGGGGGATGCTGCTCTACAGTGTCATTCTTGAATCTCTTATTAACTACAGGCTGTACATCTAGCATCTGAGATGCAATGTTAGAGTTACCAACTACTACACAAGGAAGGCAAGTATAGATGTTGCTTATCTGTGATAAGAAGCCTGTACGAGACATCTCTTCAAAAACATCATTCATGATGGTATATCTCCATTTAGTATCTCTTCACAGAAGCAGTCGATGTACCAATCGTTATCATTATAACCACCATAGTATCTGGCGTTTACAACTCTGAATGTACCTGTGATAAGAGTGCTCTGAATGGCCACAGGACTACCGGGAAAGATTCTTCCGTTCAAGAGAGCTTTGAATTGAACTCCTTTACGCTTAGTCTTATCTCCTTTCAGCTTAGCACCATCTGCTGTGGTTCTGTAAGGGATATCAATAAGGCCGGTGTTTTCACTCAGGATAAAGGCTGTAGTGAGGTTCTTATCTGTAAGCTGGGATTCATCTGAGATGTATAAAGCATCCCTATCAATCCGATACTCCATACGATTAGCTTCACACACTTCATTAAGCATTTGCCTAGGAGTTCCTGTTAGGGGATATCCATAGAGGCACTGTTGGTTCTTATTCAGCCCAACATAACCCCCTTTTACAATGCCGGGCATCTGCTTCCTAATCTCTTCAATTGTTTGTTCAACTGTAGAGCCAGCAGGAGTAACACCTTTCAAATATTGTTGGTTAAGCTCAATATACCCTTCACCAATAACAATAGTAGTAACTTTATCTGTACCACTACGTCTAGTAGTTACTTGAGTAACTTGCCCTGTAATCAAATTCACAAGACCAGTATCTTCATAACCACAAGACAAACTTACTCCTAGATACTCAGTTGAGTCTAGTTTAGCAAGAGTGTTATTGGAGAGGTTATACACTTCAATATTAGCCGAGTTACTTTTTCTTTTATTATCGCTTGACTTACTTACATCAAAGGTGACTTGAAGATTAGTGATACTGATAGCGTCTTTATTCTTACTTTTGTAATCACCTAAGATCAGCTCATAAATACGCTGTCTCTGTAGCATTAATCTTCTTCCTCATAAATGTAAAATAGTCTATAGTATTGGGCAAGAGCTTCTGGAGAAGTGTCTAGCTTATCCGTAGTGAAATCTCCGCTGTCTACCAGAACAAAGTACCCATTGATGCCAAACCCCTGAAGCTGATAGTCAGCTAGGATAGGGTAGTAAGGGACGATTTTAATGCCTAGAACAATAGGAGTTAGATCATCCTGCTTAACATCTAGATACCAAGAGGATGTTCTATCTTGCCAACGGAATGTAATCACTCTTGCTTCATCTTCTAAAGCAATACGATATTCGTAGAAGGGGTCTGAGTAGAGGGGAAGCTCTGTAAATTTCTGAGCCACGTTAACCCCCTGTAGCTTGTTTAGTTAAATCTTTTAAGATAGACGAGTCATTCTTCAAGCTAGAGGTTTCAGTCTTAGCAGGAGCAGCAATACCCGGAGGAATGTCATACTCTTTAGCAGGCTGATTCCCTTTCTGTGCTTTCTCTGAGCCACTGTTCTTAACGTCTGAAGAAATTCGGTTAGTTGGGAATGTTGTTTTCATTAGCTCAACAAACCTAACTTGTTCAAAAGACATTTGAGGGTAGATTGCATCACCACTCTCAGGGTCTTGTGCAAAACTGAGAGATGTACATACGCAGTTGTCAAATAGATTCTTTACAGTGAAGTCTGTATCAAACTCCATAAGAGACACTACTTGTTTTCTCTTAGTGGTTTTTCTGTCAGCAGTAACTTCTGTGAATCCGTTAATAATGCTTTTAAGGGTTTCATAAACGCTTGTTGAATTCTTCTCAAAAGCTACAGCCCCCATTACAACTTCTGGAGGTGAGTCATTACCAATAAACTGACTAATAGAACTTGGAAGGAGTTTTACAAGAGGATTTTGCTGAGAAGAACCTATAAGAACTTGTGTTGGTTGAAACTCAAGGTTTTTAATGTTCTCCTGATTAGGAATAACATCCTGAGATATCTTCTGTAAATCAAAGGTCTTACAGAAGTCTACTTCAGTGACAACCCCCGAAATAGAGAACTTAGCGTTGTCTTGTATAATATGATCGGAAATACTACTTCCACTTTCAATCTGGTGTTTAGTTACGGAAGAGCTGTAGCTCTCCGAGAAGGAAAGTACAGCATCCATCCAAACAACATCACCAGACTCTAGCTTTAATGCTATCATCTGTTACTCCGTAACTGGTAGATTCTTTACTGACATAGAGGCTAGTTCTTGAATCTTCTTCATAACAACTTCCCCTACAACTTGAGGATCACCAGAGCCATCTACATGGATTTCAACTTTATCAATAGTTGTAGTGTTCCCCATTGGCATATTAACGCCAGGAAGAGGGTATTTATTTGTCATCTCAGTAAGCATTCCGTTGCCTGGGCCTCTTTGGAGGTTTCTGATTCTCAGTCCAATTTCTTCCCTTTCAGCTACAATTCTTGGGTCTTCGCTGGCGTGGTATGCAGAAGTAACTTGATCGTAAGCAATAAGACCACCTACAATAGCTGCTGTTTTAGGGTTCTTCTTAATCACAGAAACTGTAGTTCCTACAATGGAAGATAGAAGACCTTTACCGCCCATACCTTTGGCACCGGGAATACCTCCCATAGCACCACCAATGCCGGCAATAGCTGTTGCAATAGCACCAAGGGCTAGAGCAAATCCACCAACTGCTGCTGTAGCTTTAACCCAAGAGTTTTCATCTAGGAATTCAAGTAGGTCTTTAGTGTAAGAATCTCCACCTCTCATGCCAACAGATATATCTTCTAGTACAAGAAAGAGAACACCTGCTGCTGCTGCAATACGTCCAAATCTAGTTGCAAGTAATAGAGCAGTTGCTGACAGTGCAGCTAAATCAGCTTCAGAAGTTCCAAGATACTTAGACAACATTGAAAATCCATCTAGTAGATTATCAATCCCTTGGAAAGCTCTTTGAAAAATATCTCCAAGCTTGTTCCAAGCTTCACCCAGACCAATAGCAACGTCATGGTTTTCTTTCATAAACTCAGCAATGGAGTTGAAGATTTTTGCAAACCCTTGTTCACCACCATTCTTAGAGAATATCCCTACAAACTTTTCAAACTGGAAGTTCATCCTTCCTTGAGCAACAATAGATGTGCCAAGGGCTTTTGAATAAGCTCCACTTGTATCAGACATCTTTTCCATGTAAGCTGCCATCTTTGGTAGCAGTTCATTAGGGTTAAGTTGTCCAGCTTCCATCATTTTGTTAAGAGCTTTGGTGTCGCCACCAGTCATAACTTCAGCGGCAATTCTAACTGCTGCTGGTAATCTTTCAGCAAGCTGTCCGCGTAATTCTTCCCTTTGTATTCAGGAAGGGTCGTTAATCCTTCCCTGCACCACTACGTGCGACTTCAAGTCTCCCTGAAGAGTAGACTATATCTTCACCCTGTTTATAAGGGTGACTCCCGTTTCCACCCACTTGGGTGTACGCCTTTCGGCTAGTCGTTGGAGTTCACTCTAAACTTTAGTTTTTCAATCTTATATTGACAAGATATATGCTTCCAAGCAATACCACAGCGTATCTTACTTGCTTGTTGTATACTTATACCAAAAACTTCAACAGCTTTCTTTGGAGTATTGAGTGAGCATTCTTCGTACCACTTACAAAGTTTATGAACAAAGTCTTCACTCAACACAGCCCTACCGTTTAAAGAACCTTTTGGTTTAGGGTTTAATCCAGTATCAAAAGCGTGTCTTATATTTTCTTGTCTAGTACACCATTCTAAGTTGGACAAGGAAGAATTATGCTTTACCCCGTCCTTGTGATTGACCTCGGGTTTATTCTCAGGGTTGGGGAGGAAAGCCTCTGCCACAAGTCTATGGACTTTAAAGCTAAACCTTTTGCCGGAGATTTTATACTGCCCGCATAAATAGCCAATCTTATCTTTCTTAATGTACCAAGGTCTACCTGTTTTAGAGCACCGTACATTCCCAAGGTTGGAAACCTCAAGTCTTGGTATGCTCCTAACAATTTCCCAGATTTCTAACATTCTTTACCTCCTCTGCTATGAAAAGATAAAGTCTAGAGTTTTACCTGCTGATTGTCAACTTTATTTTGTAGATTGTCAGGGGTCGTTACCTGTCACCAGATAATATCCTACTACAAACCTGTTGAGTTTCCAGCAATTAGAGAGTTGTTTCAATACACATTACTGTGTAAAGCGCCTATAAATTAAGCGTATACCTGTTGTTTACTTACCATTTGCGACACCGCGCGAAAAGAACCTTTCATGGCCTCTTCATCAAGGCCCATCACAGTGCCGTATTTCATAAATGATTTGAAGATTGTCTGCTCTTGACCACCAAGGGCTGTACCTTGAATAGAGGCTGCAAGCTTAACAAACTCAGGCCCAAGACCTCTTACCGTTTTACCCATCTCTGCGCCTACAGAGTTGAGGAAAGCCATGTTCTCTGCTGCTGCTTGTTCTGACCCAGATACAGCCAGCAAAGCGTTCTCTACAGATTTAAGCTCTTGTCCAATCTTATTGAAGTTAACAGCAGCGTATGCAGCACCGAAACCCGGAAGTAATCCAGACATACTGCTGGAAGCAGCTCCAACAGCACCACCCACTGTAGCACCACCAAACATACCTCTACCACCCGGTCTTCCAGCTCCCCCACCTCCCATTCTAGAAGCAATGGCTTGAGCCTTCAATTCAGCAGCAGTGATAATAGCAGCAGCTCTCTTAGCCCCAGCTTCTCTGATAGCAGATGTACGTTGAGCCATGATAGCTTCACGTCTAGCTACGTTCTCTTGGATTCTAGCTAAGTTTTGTGCAGCTCTTGACCTACGCATATCTTCACGCATTGCAGCAGCATGAGACTTGTCCATACCCTCGTAGGGAGATTGTTTAGCTCCGAACAAGCTGTCATACATTGACTGCTGAGCATTTCTGGCTTTGTTCGTCATATTAGACGACCCACCAGTTAGTCTACCTACACTCTCTCTGAAGTTTGTTTGCCAAGCCTTAGCATTCTTTCCCACTGCTCCGGGGCCAGACCACTTCCTAGTTTGCCTTGTAGCTCCTTCCCCAAACAACTTGTCATACATTGCTTGCTGGGAAGCTCTACTAACTTTATTGTTTGCTTGTTGTATCTTTCTAGTAACAGCAGCTCTCTTATTGAGAACCTTGTTACCATCAGAGATAGCTTTGTTTAAATTCTTATTCTGTGTAACTAAGCTAGAAGCTTGTTTAGCAGACTTCTTAGCACCAGCCTCCATATTATGAAGACCACGCTCAATATTATCTAAAGACTTGCCCAGACGATCAATAGACTTCTGGTCTACCTTAATACCAATCTGAGCAAAATAATCAGCAATCTTTTGTCTTGCCATTATTCCACCATTCGGTTACTATTGTTTTTGTTTAGGAGCTGGTGTTGGAGCTGTCAATGTATGGTGAGCATCCATAACTTCAAGGATGTCATACATATCCTCTACATCGTATATTGTTTGAAGATCATTCAATGTAGCAAGTTTCAGCTCACTCGTAATAATAGCGAAGATATCAAAGTCTTGTGAAAACTCTTTAGAAACTCTTCTAACTTCATTACTAACGATCTTGTCCGATTCAGAGATTAGTTGCTTTCTTCTGAACCGAACAGTGTAAAAACCGAGCCGTAGTTAAACTCCACAATCTCTTTCACCAGGGTGAATAGCTTGCCATACTCACCAGAGAACTCCATGTCGAAGTTAATGGCCATACTACCCTTGGTAGCACTTGCAGAGACAAGCTCTTTAATAAGGCTTTCTACGTCTACAGTGTCAAGGTTATCAAACAACTTCTCCATAGCCAATCCCATAGGATTTGCATCAGCTTTCTCATCAGATTCACCACCCTTCAAGAGTTCTGTGAAAGATGGGCCAATAAGCTTAGTCAGTTGCTTTAGGAGTTTAATCCCTTTAGTGGCAGGGATAGTGGACAACAGGAATTCTTCGCCGTTGATAGTAGTTGTCTTTTGCTTAATCATAAAATAAGTTCCTCCTTAGGAATAATTAAAAGCCAATAGCAGAAGATACTGTCTTCACTGCCGATTGACCCGCTTGTGCAATTTTGTCTACTCCAGCTCCAAGGAACCCAGCAATATCTTCTAAGAATTGAGGTCTTTGTCTAGAGTTACCACCCACCCAGATTACGTTGGTATTCAACATTTGAATAGTCCAAGTACGAGTAGATAGTTCGGTTGAGTAGTTTAATTCTGAGTAGCTAGAAACAAAAGCGTTCTCTGTTTGCACTTTACTTGTCCCTGCTGTATCCTCTAGAGAGATACTTAGTCTTCCACGTCCTGTAGTAATATCTTGAGAGATAATGTCTGACAGAACATCGTTAGCAACGGAAGTTTGTAAAAGTTCTACACTGAGAGTGCAGGATGTATCTTGTGTTCTAACTCTTGAATGCTGTCCTTTGATCCCCTTAATGATCTTATATCTTTCTGGAAAAGACATAGAGACACTAACGATACCACCAACTTGGTAATCACCAGCGATAAAGAGTTTTAGGTCAGCTGGTTTATAAGTTTTAACTTGGGCTGCCATTAGATAACTCCTAGATCACTGAGAATAGGAAGAGCACTTGCACCAAGACCAATAATGTCTAGTACAGTGTTGCCTTCCTGATTACCACCAATACTCAAGGCTGCTTCGGATGTACCCAAGACCCATGTACGGGTTGTCAAGGATGCACCAAAAGACGTGTCAGGAATATCTTCAATCCATGCTGTACCAGCAAAGAATGTAGTGGAACCTTTCTGATCTTTAATAAAAAGGGGAAACTTACCCATCTGCGTTGCAACATCTACGTTGTAGATTGCCGAGAGGATATTGTTTGCAGAAGACGATTGAGCTAAGGTCAGCTCGACTGTGTAACCTTCGTCTTTGCGATAAATGCGGGCTTGTTCACCATCCATGCTCTTCATGGCATCAAATGGCTTTACATCTTTTCTAATACTGATGAATGTGTCTGATGCATATCCATCTAGCTTATAGAATCCACCTAAGAGGACTGTAACATCTTTAGGTGAATATAGAGCAATACTTGCCATATTCGCCTCTTAGAAATGGGGCTGTTTCCAGCCCCTATTCATTTACATTACGGCTGCCATTGAGGCAGTACAGTTCCACCCAGAGCAGCAACAGAGTTGGCATCGTCAGCACTGAAGCGAGCGTTACCAGCAATGGTGGTGTTGAGCGAAGCAGCGTGGATCACCCACTCACGAAGTTCCATAGAGTTGCTGAAAGCACTGTTAGGTACAATAGCAATGTAGGCTTCGTCAGAGAAGTAGACAGAACGTCCAGTAAGGTCTTTGATTTGCAGAGAGAACAAGCCATCTGAGTTCAGACGTGCTCTATCATACTCATACAGCAAACTGAAGATGTCGTTGCTGTTGGAAGTTTGTTGCAGAGGAACAGTGATTGTAGCAGAGCTGTCACTGTTGTAGATACGAGTTTTAGTATCATCTGCACCACGGTACATTGTGAATGTCTCAGAGTTTCTTTCGATAGAAACAATGCTATCTTCACTGAAACCTGTTACAGTATGTACAATCCCTGTAGCATCATGTGTGAGAATCACACTAACACTATTAGGGCTGTAAGTTTGAAGTCTTTGTGTCATTTCCTATCTCCTTAAACGAACACTTTGCCTTGGATTTTGACGTAGTGAATAGCGCCTGCTAGGCGGGCTTCAAAACTCAAGTCTTCCAAAGTACGGGTTGCACGGAGGTTAGGATCAACAGCCAAAACATCAGGTACACTGATCACAGGAGCAGGACTATCAGCAAGGAAGTTGTTACGAATACCTTCTTGAATCTGTGCTCTCACTTCTGCTTCAATAATCGAAACACCAGCTTGAGTGTAAGCAATTTTGCTTGTGTTAACCAAGCGGAACCAGATACGTTCACGCATACGAGCGGTTAGCCAAAGCACTCCCACCATCACGTCGGTGAATTCACCCCCAACCATCTTACCATTGGTAGTAGCGTTTACACCGCCAATGTTCTCATAAGTGTTTACGTTCTTAGCCAGCAGGTTTACAGTTTCAGTACCAGTGAGTTTATCTACCGAAGTACCAGTGAGGGTTTTATAAGCCCAAGTGTTACTGCCCGGAAGAGGTTGAATCTGATAAGCAGTCCAAGCACACTCTGGATAGTTAACATCGGCATCAGCTTTCCACATAATAGCTGTCTTGTTATAACCAAGGGATTTCAGTTGCGAGGCAACGTCAGTGGTTACAGCAGTTTTGACAGCAGCAGAGCTAGTCGAAGTGATGTACACTTTCTCACGAGCTTCAATGGCTTCAGCCAGCTCAAGGATAACAGCGTCAGAATGATCTTCAGCGTTCAGTGCAATCCATTGGTTGTTAGAGAACTCAACAGCGGTGAGGGCGTCAGACCAACTTTCAGTGGATGCTTTCTTAACAATACTCAGGTTACTAGAAGTAGTAATACTCCACTCAGCACCCGGCACTGCAACATCAACTTCAAAAGTACCGTCAAGGTTGTCTGTGAAGTTTACACCAGTGATTTGCAGTTCAGCAGCTACAGCCAGATCAAGAGCAGTGATAATTTCAATGGCAGTTGCGTCTGCGTCAGAGGTGATTGCAACCTTGACACCATTAATGGTTACGCTATACTCAGTGCTATTAGAAACAGTAGCAACAGTGCCGTCTACACCATCAATCTGCTTACGACCAATGATTACGGATGCTGGAACAAGTTCTTGACCAAAGTAACGAAGACCAGCTTCATATACCGAGGAACCAGAACGGAAATCTTCAGCGAGAGCACTGAAGGATGTATATGTACGTGTACGTTCAGCGAACGCTGTATGTTCAGCCAAGAAAAGAGGGATGTTAAAAGCAGCTCTACTTACTGCTTGTGTCTCCCTAGAAATCTGCACCTGAACAATGTCTGTGAGGACAGTCATTTTTACTCCTTGCAAGTATTATTTAATAATTTGTGTAATTATAACTGGAGGTGAATTATCTAGTTTCTTGTAAGTACCAGTTAACTCCACTGTCTCAATTATATCTACAGATTGTCGGGCCTCGACTTGATACGCAAAGAAGACATCAATCTGAAAGCACATATACCAATCAGTTTCACGCTTCTTTGGAACTCTTCTCACACTACCTTTACGCATAAAAGAAAGAGCATTCTTTAGAAATGCTTCTTGTACTGGGGTAGAGTCGATTTGAAAATAAAACTCGTTAGCCATATCTGCTGCAACGAAGTCGTCATCTTGTTTGCCAACAAACTCAAATAAAACTCTCGTTTCAAACTGACTTACTATTTGTTGTTCACCAATTGAATTTGTCAGTGTGGAGATATATTCTCTCCCAATCTGATCAACTTGGATAACATCAAATACAATATATTCTGTAGGAACTTCAGGCCCGTTTGTATAGGCTTGTACGATTTGTGTAGTAGGGAATACTAAAGCAAGGCTGTCATACAACTTGTCTCTTAAATCTGTGTAGATGCTCATGTAAGCTCTCTCATAACACAGATACTCTTATAGTGATCCAAAATCCCCATCTTTTAAGAGATAACCTTCATTACTCCCCATGTATTACCATAGATAACAAACGTATCTACTTGCGTGGCCCTAGCACCCTCTGAGAGCTGA